GCATATGTAGAAAACTGTCCTAATACAGCGCCTACAGGACTTCTTGTTGCTTTAATTTTAGCCCAAGGATCATATTGGTAATGTAGTTCTTTAACCATATCAGCAGCATAGTTAGACGCTTTTCTGATAGCAGCTTCTTCAATACTTTTAGTGTCTTGACCTTTTCTTTGTTTTTTTAATAATTGTTTAATATAAGTATCATTTTTAATTAATTCGTTATATCTAGTATTAAAAGCTATTTTAAATGTCATTCCACGATTAACATGATTTTCTACCCATTGCATAGGCTTACCAGTTATTCTAGCAGCTTCTTCTAAATAATCATTAAACTTTCTACCCATAGTAGATATATTTTGAATAACTTTACCAGACTCATCTATTGTCACATTGTTTAATAGATCTTTTGGGAATGCTATCTCTTGTATATTAACAAACTCAAAACCATGTCTTGCAAGTTCTCTATCAGTTATTTTTTTTCTAGTAGGATTTTTATATTCACTCATAGCAGTATATATACCTTTAGTTCCAAAGTATACCCAGTTTTGTAAAGACTGAGTTGCGTTTCTTGCTACAGTTCTTATATTTAATCCTAATTTAGATAAAAACTGATATGATGTAATAGTTCTAGCCATATTAGCTAATTTAGAATTAGTTTGCGCATTACCTGTTGCATGTTGATGCATGTCATATATATAATCAGACAAAAATCTTACAGTTGTATCATAATCTGTTTTGTTAGATATTCTATTTAAACTTTGTAAAGCATCAACTAATTGTTCTGTAACAGCAGCATTATAATTAAATCTAATAGTACTATTTACATAGTTGTCAAGTATACCTACAACATCT